TTTACAGATTTCAACAAAAAATCTGTCCTCGTGGCAGATTTTTTCATAAGTCCTCTTAGTTAAATGGATATAACAACTCCCTCCTAAGGAGTAGTTGCTGGTTCGATTCCGGCAGGGGACATTTTTAAGCCTTTAACCATGCGGTTTTAAGCTACTTAGACCCAAATCTGCCCCAAATTTGTTTTATCTTTTCGTCATTTCGTGATTTTTGATCTTGTAGTTGGTGAGCATAAACTTCCAATGTGATGTTCAGATTCTCGTGCCCTAAAACTTGCGATACAGAAATCAAGTCGATATCGTGGGCTATTAAGTAGCTTGCGTAAGTGTGCCTTAAAGAGTGGACACGTACTTCACGCCCAACGATTTTTCGCAAGGTCTTATTAACGGCGGTGTTTGACACTGAGGGTAGTAATCTCTTGTCATCAGTAGGTGGCAATGTTTCGATAAATTTTATAAAATCATCATCAAGTGGTATCTCTCGGATACTGTTTTTTGTTTTTGTAGGCATAAATCCAGTATTGTCCTTGTAGTCCCATGTTTTATTAACTGACAGCATGCCAGTTTCATAATCAATATCATCTACGGTTAAACCCAAGCATTCAGCAAACCGGATACCAGTTTTAGAGATGATGTAGAGAGCTGCATGAGACGCATGTTCTGGATGTTTGCTAGTCTCGTAGATCAAACGCTCATATTCCTCAATCTCTAGGAATTTTGTTTCAACATCACGACCTTTGTTCTCGGCGTTAATTTTGGCGAATTTGCAAAAATTCCGTTTAAGGTATCCCTCATGCACTGCCATTTCAATGCACGCCTTGACATGTACATTGAAACGCTCGACAGTATCTTGCGAGTGAGTTTTAGCGTAGCTATTCAGCACACATTGGTACTCAGTGGCGGTAATAGATTTCAGTTTCTTGTTGCCGAAAAATAACTCTATCTTGCGCTGACTGTTGATATATGCCTTATAAGTTATTTTGGAAACGGTAGGTTTCTTATAAACTTCGCACCACTGTTTAAAATAATCGTATAGAGTAATATCTTCATCAACATTGATATTATCTTGTAATTTCAGTTCCATCTCAGCGGCGGCCTTAATAGCTTCAGATTTTGTCCTAAAGCCACCCTTTGACTTTGGCTTGCGTTTACCAGTAGAGTCGTAGTAATTTATTCGATATTCCTAGCCGTTTTCTAGTTTCCTGTATGATGCCATGTTCTCCTCCTAAGTTATCGATTTCCATCAGGACCGTAGATTTAACAAAAGAGCCCCTACACTCAGAATTGTCAAATCTTGAGAGTGTGGGGATTTTTTGAGTTGTTTCCAAAATGGAAACAGTTGGTTTTAATTTATACTCTTGGTTCATTACGGTGCCAATCATTAGGAAAACCTAAAGACTGGTTGATTACATTGATGTCTATAGAAGGAAGCTTTTTCTCTAGTTTGATAACTTTCTTTCTAAGAGTATTCCATAAAATGTTGAATTCTGCTTTACTAATAAAGCATTGAAGGCTAATAATTGTTGAATATACAGTTTTTCTACTGTCATCTCTCATCAAGATCTCTTCGTTATGAATCGTTTCCCAAAACGTACTACTAGAACGGCATCTGAAGTTTAATAAGCGGTTATTGTGAGCGCATTTATTTCGTACCTCATTAATATTTTTTAGAAAAGATATCAAGGTTTCTGGTGGGAAAACATCGTTAAAGTCAGGTATGTTTGTGCTTATAAAACTTACTAAATCCCGTGCGATTTCATTTTGGAGTGAGTTCGGCAGGTTTTCAATAATCGTGCGTAAATCTCCAAACTCTAGATAATCAGTTAGTACCCAGATTGGGACATCTGAATGAGTATGTGCGTAGTGATGAATTGAATTTCCTCTGTATCGCTTGTTTGTGTTTATGATTTTGGATAGTTTTGATACAATAAATCCCACGTCTAATATTTTATTATTTGCATAAGAATTGGTGTTTAAATAAGCGTATTTTTGACTGGGGTAAGCTTCGGCGAATCTGTGAGCAGTGATTGACTTGATATGGTGTTCAGCTTCAAGAATAGCTTGCAAAATGGCTCGTTTTACATCTTTGTCAAATGTATAGAGACTTGAAACTTCGTCAAATGTGACGCCGTCAATATAAGTGTCAGTACCAGGGTGTTGAAAAAACTTACTGTATCCATTGATAATATTGTAGTAATTGTTACTTAGTAGGTACTTAGCTGCTTTAGACTCATCTGTAATGGATAACCCTCTGATTTTTAGTGTTGCGATTTGTTCCTCAATTGTTTTAAATGGCTTCAAAAAAACTCCCCCATTCTAATTTAGAATGAAGGAGTTTTCCCGTATCGGTCCCCGTAGAGATCCCGACGCTTTTTCTCTAATGAATTCATTCTAAATGATTTTTTTTAAAAAGTCAACCGAAAGACTGGTTTTTTATTGGGTTAATCCATAAGCCCTTGTTGCTTGGCCCACTCAACTTGACTATCATGCCAGTTTTGGCGTGATAGTCTTCTGTTTTTTCTGTGATACATAAGCTCTACACTCTAAGTTTGGCGAGGGAGATTATAGGGCATTTTTTATTGTCTTATTTAACTTTAACTTCCATTGATCCGTTAAGCTTTTGGCTAGCTAGTGCATTGCCGTCGTCCGTTTTAATGTGAAACATCGGATAACGCTCATAATTGACATTGTTGATTCCAGACCAGACGTTGAAAGCTTCATGCTCTTTGGCAAGCATGCCATCAGCAAATTTCTGTAAATCGGTTTTGTTGTAATATTTATAATCATTCGGAACAGTCATATATAAAATGGTGCTACGATTGTAAAAACTATATGTACTAATATCCAGACCTTTATCAGTCAAATCCTGCTTGAAGTAGTCAATAAAACTACCCATTTGGTCTTCGGTAATGTCTTTTAGCTTATCTTCCGACGAGCTTGATTCTGAGCTTGATTCTTTTGAAGGCTGTTCCTCACTCTTTGAACTTGACGCTTTGGTACTGCTAGACGGTTTACTAGTTTTAGGTTTCGCTTTCGAAGTATATGGGGTTGATGTTTGGGCTGTCTTGACCGGTTCTGTCTCTGTTTTAGGAGAAAGTCCAGTTATTTCAAAGATTTTCCCTAATACTGCCAAACAAACCAAAACCACCACCCATTTCTGCCAGCGTTTCAAATTCTTCCATTTACTCAACATTTTTCAATTCTCCTTTAGTTTTAAATATTCATTCTTTACAAACGTCTCATCACAAATCGTGGTGAGATTGTATTTTTCCATTTCTTTTTTACACCAAATAGGCCATTACTGACCTCCTTTTATTTCTTTTATTTTTTCTTTTAGAATGGTAACCTTCTCTTTTAAATCAGCAACTTTAGCAAGGTCGCTGCTGCCCTCGTTGATGTAATAGTTTATCTCATCATGAATATTTTGAGCGGACTCTGGAGCATTGAGAGAATTAAAGTAATCAACTAGTTTCTTACAAAATTTAGCATGTTCGCTATGATATTTGATTTCCATTTGACACATCATCAAATCAAAGTTATTTTTATCCCATGTTGGGAAATCAACATCAAGATTTGTCGGATATTGTTTAACAGAGTGTATCTCCCAAAGAGGTAAATACTTATCTGCTACATTTCTTCCTCTGTCTGTCAAAAGCGTCTTTTCGCCTTCGTCGAAAATCAACCCCTCCAACTTAAATTGTCTGGTCAATTTTTCGGCGTTTAGATTATAGTTTGAGAAAAAGTATTTTGGAATGGCAATGGTAGATTTCCTACCAGATTTTGTTTTGCCCCACCATACCAATAATAGCAGCTCTCTTAGGCTGTAACCTTCTGGTGTGATGAATTTATCATTGTATTTTGGAAAATTGTGATTTCTACCGTAAATCTCATAGATATTAGGTCTTGAGTCTAGTATTTCGAAATACTTAGGCCGATAGTAGTCAAATTCTTCAGATGGAGCAATAGTGATGGAAATTTGTTGCGACTCTTTCTGTTTTTTACTTCCAAATAAAAAATTAAATATTCCCATTTTAAAAACTTTTCTAACGATTAACTTATAATTCTAATTACCTAAAGGCGTGAAATTGTCAACTATCTTACCAATAATTCTAGGGGCTTCGTCATAAGGAGCAAATTTATCCTTGTACTTCGAGTTTAGCGATACTAAACGCAATCCATCTTCTTCATGGTAAACTTTTTTGATATACGTCTGACCATCCCAGTCTACAGCATAGACAGCTCCATCATAATCAAATCCAGTTTCTTTTATAAGAACAACGTCCCCGTTTTTGTACTTTGGTTCCATAGAATCCCCGAAAACCCAAGATGCAAAATCATGGTCTAAGTCTTTGTTATAAAAAACAGTATCATAATTCCCGTCGTCAAAATAAGAAAAACCAGTACCAGCAGAAAGTTTTTCATAAACCTTGTACTCAACTAGATGTTCTTCTAACGAGATAACTTCATTTGATTGTTCGCTGAGCTGTTCAGTAGCGTAGTTCAACACTTTTTGCTTCCTAGTGGTTGTCAATTTTATGACTTTTTCAGTGATTTTTTGAACTATGGGAGAAGTCGGGATTTTTAATTCTTTTACTACCTCAGTTTTATCCTCAATCAAATCTGATTTATTGACACCAAAATAGTTTGCAAGAAGTTCAATCTTTCCTATCCGAGGATAAGTGATTCCTTTTAGCCAGTCGCGAACTGTAGTGTATTTCAAATCCAAGTCTGCGCATAATGTATTTCTGTCTACTCCTTTTTGTTCCATGTAAAAACTTAGATTATTGGCAAAAATTTCTTTGTTTTCGACTTTCATTTCCGTCCCTCCTTACATAGTATATATTACGGCAAAAACGCAAAAAAGTAAAGAATAAAATAAAAAAATGCGATAAAAACGCAAAAATGCTCGATATTACGTTTTAACCGTAGTATAATGTAATCAAGCTTAAGGAAAAGGAGGTAAGGCAAATGATGGAACACATCATAAAAAGCCTAGCAACCAAGGACACTGCAACCGTCATCTTGGTACTAGGCTTAACCAGAGAAGCTCGTTTGTGGCACAAACAAATCTTAGAACACAAACGTAAGCTTCAAAATAAAAAGTAGAGAAAGGGGCAGAAGCCCCAACCTCTACTTGATAATGTACCATCATTTGCCGTGAAAAGCAATGAGTGAAGAAATAGGATTGATGATCCTAGCAGGATTTGTGATTGTGTCTTTCACTATCCGTCAGATAGTGAAGTACCGAAGTGATAAAAAAGGGAAGGAGTAGGGAAATGGATAGTGTTCTTTTCAGCGGTTCTCGTCTCAGTAATTACTTCTAGATACAATGGATAGAATTGCTAATAAATAAATTCACTAATAGGAGTAGAAGATGACTGAAGAAGAAACAATTGAATTATTGAGATTCTTAACTACTGATTATGGACGAGGGTATCTAGCTGGATTAGTTGCCGGGATTTCAGCAATTTTTAAAATTAAAAAAAAAGCAGAGTAA